CGTGCAGAGGTATTGGATCGCGTTAATTGGAAGCCGTGGGATTCTGGGCTAAACAGAAACCTCGACCGAGCGTATACCAACCGACTGCAAACCAAAGCATACCCTTGCAAGTTTAAGTATATCGCAAACTGCCACGAGCGAGCCGCCGACTTGGTGGATATAAAGACGGGCACGAATATGTGGACCGTCGAGCAACTGGCAGAAGCAACGGGCCGCGTTTATCCCGTGGACTCGTTTGTTTTCGAAAACACGTTTCCCGACCTACGGGATAAACTAAAACAACAGGACAATGGCAAAGAATAAATCCGCACGGGATTACTGGCTTTACGTTGCGACATCCGCACCGACAGCCGCAGCCGAAGCCAACGATGCCGCCTATGCTCTCGTAGGTCTGGCAACGGAACACTCGCTGTCGCGCTCCCGTGGCGCAATCGACGTATCGACGAAGGACAACGGTGATGATTCTGCGTTCATCGCAGGACGCCGCAACCAGACCGTCTCCATGTCGGGTATCTTCGACCACACCGAGGATGCCGGATACACGAAGCTGTCGGACGCTTACGAAGCGGCCAACGGCACGGTCTACTTCCTGCTCACCTCGACCAACACGGGTGATACGGAGTGGCATGGTAGTGGCGTCATTACCGATTTGTCGCTTACCTTTAGCGATGAATCTCCGTCCACGTTCTCCACGACCATTCAGGTTTCTGGCACGTTGACGGAGGCAACCGGAACGTCCAGCTAATCTTGAGTGACCATGAAAAGCAACCATCCTGAAGCCGTAACCATTGAAGTCGACGGAAACGAGTACACTCTCAAACTCGGACCCGCCGCTTTTCGGATTGCGGAAATCAAACACAACGTCACCTTCACGTTCGAGCAGATGAGCAACCCAACGCTCGCCGACCTTGCACGTATCGCGTATGTCGGCTGTCTGGTTGATACGCCGAACTTGAAGGAGGAGAAGTTTCTGATCGGCATGGCGAACTCGGACGAGGGAGCAATCCTCGCATCCGTAGGTCGCGCCCTTCGCCGCATGACGGATGGCCTTGCTTCCGTGGGAGAAACTGATGAGGGAAACGGGAAGCCGGGGGAGTAAATCCCTCGGCTCCCTTTCCTGACTTGGTAGCCATCGACAAGATGTGCGCCGCGTATCTCGGGATGACTCCATCGCAGGTCGATGAGTGTTCGTTCCGGGATGTGAATGTGATGCTCGCAGGCGTCATGGAGCGCATCAAACAGCAGGAGGACTTCGAGTGGCAGCGGACCCTTGCGATAGCGCAGCAACTTGAGAACCTGATGCTGTTCCGGGCGGGCAAGCGGCAGAAGCCGCTCGACCATATGTACCGCCAGATCAAGAAACAGGAAACGCCCACGATGCGGCTCGCTGAATATCAGCAACTGCGGTCAAGGGCAAAAGCAATACTCGAAGATGGCTACGGTCGCACAACTTGACGTCAGAATTGGAGCAGACATTCAGTCGTTCCAACAGGGCATGGCGAAGATGCAAAACCAACTGGCACAGGTTGGGTCCAATCTTCGCAACACCGGGCGTCAGTTGTCCACGGCCATCACGCTTCCAATTCTTGGCATTGGAGCGGCTGCCGTAAAAGCCGCCTCGGATGCCGAGGAAATGAAGTCGAAATTCAACACCGTATTCAAGACGGTGGGCGGCGATGTGACGAAGCAGCTTGACGCCTTCGCTCGCGCATCCGGCAGGAGCCGCTACGAGTTGCAGGGAATGGCGGCGCAGCTTGGAGATATATTCAAGCCGCTTGGGTATACAGAGCAAGAGGCAGGCAATCTATCGGTTCAGGTTTCAAAGCTCGCCGTTGACCTCGGCTCCTTTAACAATATGCCGATGGACGAGGCCCTCGCTCGTCTGCGCGGTACGCTTGTCGGTTCGCACGAAAACGCCCTCGCGTTTGGCGTTGTCATCAACGAAGCGTCCTTGAAGCAGGAGTTGATGCGGATGGGAGCGGACAAGCTCACGGGCGCACAGCTCAACCAAGCGAAGGTACAGGCCCGTCTTAACTTGCTCATGCAGGGGACCACGGATGCACAGGGCGATGCGATCCGCACATCGGATTCCTTCGCCAACCAGTTCCTGCGGCTTAAAAACGCCACCTACGACCTCGGCGTTACCATCGGCGAATTGCTTCTTCCCTATGCCAACCAGTTGGTCGGTCGGCTTCAGGGAATGGTGGATTATGTCCAGAATCTGAATCCGGAGACCAAGAAGCTCGGCATCATCATCGCGGGTGTGGCGGCGGCGGCGGGTCCGTTGATCTTTACGCTCGGCGGCATGGCCTCTGGATTCTCGGCAATCATGCGCGCGGTCACGCTGACGATGGGATTGTTCAACCCGTACGTGGCAGGATTGGCCGCTGTCTCGGCAATTCTTGTCGGCCTATATCGTGGCTCCGATAACGTACAGGCAGCGTTCAAGCAATTCGGGACGGAGATCAAAAATTCTTTTGCTCCGGCATGGGACACGCTCAAGGCGAAGGTCACAGAGGTCTATGGGCAATTCGTCGGATGGTGGGAAACGAACGGCGAAACCGTAAAGACAACGCTATCCACAACCTTCGGTGGTCTTATCTTGTCTATCGGCGGTGCGCTCGGGGCCATTGCTGATGTTTTTAAAGCCGCATGGGACGCTGCCGAAGTGGTAACAGAGGCCGCGCTTGGTGAGAACGGAACGCTCGCCGGGCTTATTTCATCCGGTGTTGCCAACGGCATCAATACACTTGCGGCATCTATCGCCCTGATCGGGTCCACGATTGACACATCCCTATCTCAGGCAACTGCCGTTTTGGAGGCGGGTACGCTGAAGGCAGAAGGTGGTACGTGGTACGAGACATGGAAGCGGCTTCAGGATGCGCCGTGGAACAACCTCGAAGCGGTTAAGAAATTCTTCGAGACCATCGACACCGACATAACCGCGAAGATCGACCCCAACACAGGAAAAAATGCCGGGAAAGCGGCAATGGGCGAAGACCAGCCCGTGTCGTTTGTCGATGCGATTAAATCGGCAATCGACAACGCTATCCTGAAATTTGACGAGTTCGCGACGGGCGTCAAGGACCCGCTCGTCAACGACGTGGATTCCGTTGTAAATACCGCCGGGGATGCCGCAGATGCTGTCGGTAACATAAAGAATACCGTTGACGGCTTGGCGCTTCTGAAGCCCTCGTTCGGCAATCTGAAAAGCCCCATTACGGAGGTTAAGGACGAGGCGAAACTGGCGCATGATTATACGCAACAGATGTTGAAGTCGCTTAGTCCCGAGGAGCTTGCCAAGATAAAGACCGACCCCGAGAAGGTGGAGGAGATCGCAGCCCTGTTTGCGATGATGGCTCCGAAGGAGTTGGACCCCGATCAATACAAGGACCTCATTAAAAATCTGACACCAACCGATGAGCAGGTCGAAAATATCAGCAGATATTCCGAAGGTTTGCGGCTTCTCGGAATAGATGTAGAGGACGCCGCAGGGCAATCAGCAAATCTTGCCCATCACTTCGGGAATGTTGAGGATACGCTGAAGCTGCTCAAAGTTGATGAGGATTCGGCTTTCTTTAGGTTCGTCGAGGGCCTGCGTTATGGAGCAGAACAGACCACGATATTCCTTGAAGGAATGAAGTCATTGATCGAACTGCTCAAAGCCGAAACGTGGATCAACTTCTTCGATACCATCACGGGTATTGTCAGGGGCCTTGGTGGTCTTATTGGTATCGCCGGAAGCGCAACAGAAAACGGGGCGCGTACCGTTGCCATTGGCATCCCATCTACCGGCGCGGGAACTGGAGTCCCAGACTTCACGGGTGGCGATCCCGGCATTACTATTCCGGGCGGCGGGGCAGGTACAGCGGCAGGCGGCGGTGCGATGGCGGGTCTGTTAACCGGGATGACATGGGCAGGTGGTGCGGCAATCATCGGTGCGGGCATTAACCAGTTGATCCAAAACTCAAGGATTCAAGATCCATGGGTTCAGCTTGGAATGACCCGCGCGGAATGGATGCAGATGAACATAGAATCAGGGGCAAACGCCGCTTATGTTCAGGCATTGACGGGCGGTGGCGCGGGCCTTACCTCACTCATTGGCGGTACGGGCGGCACTCCGTCTTGGCTGTCCGGATTGCAGGGCTACATAGGCGGCGCACCTGCTGTCGGAATGGGCATGACGAGCGGAGGGCAGACCATTAACGTCAACCTCGACGGGCAGACCATCGCACAAGCAACGATGCCGTACTGGTCGCAGGAACTGGAAATCTACGGAACGAACCGCTGATGGCTATTGCAATCAAAAACCAAGCGGGAACGGATGTCGATTTTGTCAAGGAGTCCTTCCGTTTCGAGGATGCCGTAACGCAGCGCGGGACGCTTTCCTTTCAGGAGATCGGAAGCAGTCCCTCCTGCGCGTGGGGCGAGGACGTATTCGTCTATGATGATGGCGGCGCACCTTTGCAGTTAGCAGGAGGCGGCAGTCTGGAACTGTCCGGCGGCGGGACGCTTGAGCTATCGCAGGAAACAACGTATTGGGGCGGCACGGTCGAAAGCATTTCCGAAACGGATGTCACCGTTGGCGAGACCACGACGATCCGCTTCACCTATCGCTGCATCGACTTCTCGGAAATTGCAGGGCGGCAAATAATAGCAACCGCGACCGCCGCGCAAACAGCAGGGGCGTGGATTTCTGCTTCCGCTGCGGCTCCCGGTCTTTCCGCATACGGGGTCACGGCAGGAGATATTGACGATGGCGCGTATATCGACTATATGCCGTGGAACTACGTTACATACGAACTGGCCTTCGATGAACTGGCAGAGATCAGCGGCTTCTTTTGGAATATCGACAAGGATAAAAAACTAAACTTCCGATCCGTTGAAGCCGCTCCTGCACCTTTTGCAATCACGTCATCAAACAGACCGTATAAATCGATAGAGTTTTCTACCGTTCGCGGCAGTTTTAGAAACGTTGTATATCTGCGCGCAGGGACAAGTACTAATACAACAGACACCGTAGAGGTTCAGCGCGGAGATGGTGACAAAAGAACATTTATTGTCGGAGCAGAGATAGGGACAACGCCAACCATTGAGGTTGATACCGGAAGCGGGTACTCAACACAGACGGTTGGTGTGAACGGAATCGGAACTGTCAGCGATTGGTACTACAACAGCGGCTCCCCGGTGATAACTCAAGATCCGGGCGGCACAGTTTTGTCATCGACGGATAAAGTCCGTATCACCTACAAGGCGCGATTCCCGATTATTGTGAAC